CGCAGGGGTCCAACAGGGGCGACCTGGTCCCACAGGCCGTCTAATACAGAACGGGCGAAGAAGAAAGGCATATAATCAGTCGCGCAAGATAAATCTAACGAGAGAACATTATAGCCTTCTTTCTTCAAGCCCGATCGAACGAGCTCCACGCAGTGGGCCGAACGGTGTTCTGAGAGTGATCTGGAGACGCGCGAGTCCTCTAACAACAGAGGAAACACTCGACTTCGCAAAAAGTGCGCCCAGACGAGGATTTCAGCCGAGGCAGGCGTGACAACCCTCACTTTTGTCCCCTTATCAGGAACAACAGCCACCCTACCAGTCAGAACACGGCGGTCTTTTGGAAGGGCACGGAAGGACTCAAAGGCATTCAGGAGGGCCTGATAAGAACGGGTAACCCGATCCCAATCGTCGGAGTGAACCTTCCCCGAGAGAACATTTGGCAGAGGGACCTCACCCTGCAACCAGCCCAAATTGGTTATTTCACTCAGGAAACCTCCACTCTTAAGAGTCGATCCGTAAGAGGCCGAAATGCTAAGAGGTAACTCGAAGAGAGCCACTCGAGGCGACTTAGCACCGGCCCAACGTGAGGCCCATGACATAATCATGTCCCTCACGTCCTCCTCCAGACGCACCGGCGGAAGGGTCAAACGGCTCCGAAGAGCGCGATGATCCTCAGCCGGATCACCCGGACAGCGTGGAAAGGCACGGGGCAAAGTGGAAAGCGAGTGAAGAGCCTCACGTGGCTGTACATTCAACACAGGTGCCAGGTGACTCAGCAAAGAACCAAACAGAGAGGACATGTCACTCCCAAGTTGATCCTTAAGCCAAAGGCACGCACACCGCATCCCACCTAACCGGTAGCGCCTTAAGGTCCCGAGAATTATCTTCAACCAGAGCTCATGAACGGCTCGAAGCGAACCGAACTTGAGCCCCTTCAAGGACTCATCTGCGGGACCAAACCCGTCCTCGAAATCAGGCGGAAGGAACTTACGGCGGCAATGAGAGGACTGCAAAGGCTGAACCATAAGATTCACACCAGCGAACAATACCGCGAATAGTTCCCAAAGCTGGCGGTCGCCGCGACCGCGAAGGGTCGTGAGACAAGCAGCAGTTTTGAGAAGCCTCCGGCGCGGCAAAGTCGAAAG